CTTGTTTCTGGTTATACAGTGGCCTACCTAAGTCATGGCACTTTACATTCCGTAGAGTCCCCAGATATGGAGGCGGCCTAGTCAGGCGCGTACGCGTCGAGGGCGGCGGACTATCGTTCACCTATATTGCCTTAATGGACGTAAACAATCGTTCCAGTATCAGCAATGATACACGGGTCAGACCCTACCCCTGCCTTAGAGCAGGAAGGTTTAGATATAGCATGGCGAGGTCCAGCAAGAAACAGCTGTACATCAATCCAGCCAGGGAAATCATTTACGTAGTCATGAAAAATAAAGTTTTCAAAACGAACCTTTTCAGATTGCGCTTTAAATTAGAGAAATTCCATGACATGTTCCTCGTAAAAGGGGGACGGCCACTCGTAAACATAGTTAAAAGCTTGTTTATCGTTTGTGGCTCACAGATTACTAGTGGGCGTGTACGTTTAGGGTGTCACTTTATCCGAAAAGGCACACAGATATGCCGGACACAGGGTCGGCGAGGTCTTGTAAAATACCTCAAAAGTTGTACAGTAATGATACAACAATATCTGGGTGGACAAAAGGTGAGCGATTTAGCTCTCCTTGGACCGCGTGTCGCACGAAACGCGAAAGGACTGCCTCGATTTATTCCTTCCCAAATTAGGAAAAGAATCCGAAATGGATGCTGGTTGAGTGCCAAATTGCTCCTCACATGTACCAACATGTTTCGAGTGATTGAGTTCCCAGGGCGGATGAATCTTGCTACTATAACTGCTCCTGCGAAAGGGGATGGTAGATACAAAGAAGTACTATCATCATATATGAACCTTTTCGCTGAACGATTCGTTTTCGTTCGTTTTAGCAAAGACGACCTGCGAGTAAAACTGCAGAACTTTGCAAAAGACAGTGTTAGAGCTATTTTCAAATCCGCTCCCGGAACTCTCGGTATATTTGGTGAGTGGGCCTCAATGCCTAAAATTCTTCTTCGTTCAATGTTATCATTGCGAGAGAATACGGCATTATGGCCTGCATTGCAATTGATCTGGGATATAACCAAACCTGAGAACATTGTAATGGCTGCTCGAATGACTGGAGAATACTATAAAGTAAACTTTTGTCTGGGTAGACAAATCATTAAACCAATTCCGTATTTAGGAAAACTAAGTACAAAACCGGAAGCAGCAGGAAAAGTTCGTGTATTTGCAATGGTGGATGCTTGGACACAATGGACGCTTTACCCTATTCATCGAATACTCTTCTTTATTTTAGAAGGAATTCGAATGGATGGTACGTTCAACCAACTTAAACCATTAAATCACCTACGTGGATCCAAATCTTTATATAGTTTGGACCTTACTGCGGCCACTGATAGAATCCCAGTCGAACTCCAAAAAGAGTTGCTTGGTATCCTACTAGGTTCCGACCTGGCAGGTGCATGGGCTGTTTTATTAGTTGGCAGAAGCTATCGACTGCATAGTAAAGATTCGGTAACGGATCTTACATATGCAGTGGGGCAACCTATGGGTGCCTTAAGCTCCTGGGCTTCATTAGCCTTGATCCATCATTTTATTGTCCAAGCCGCGGCGTGGGAAGCTGGGTTTCCCCAGGATAGACTGTATTTAAATTATGCCATTTTAGGTGATGATCTCGTATTAGGAGACGAATCCGTTATGGACCAGTATCTGGCCATATTGGACTCTTTAGGTGTAGATTGTGGATTACACAAATCTATCATATCTCACCAGG